TCAGCCGCGGGGCAGGCGGCGCCCAAGCTGAATTCGCACGTCGTTCAGGATATCGGTGACCCGGGAGATCGCTGAACGCATCTCGCCTTGGAACTCTCGCCCCTCCCGGTGCTGGTCTTCGATCGCGTGCTCGACCGTTGTGATCCGCAGCTCGTGCTGACTGACTTTAACCGTTAAATCGGCACGCACCTGTTGAATGTCGGAGCGGAGGCTCAGATAGCTCGTGATTGCGCCTCCGCCGATCGTCACCAGGATGACAGTAGCCTGGAGCAAATGCCCGAAATTGATCTCCGGGCTGAACTTGGGCCACAGACGCTTGTCGTCGGTCATCTTCTCCGCCCGACGATCCTGATCCCGCCTGGACCGAAGCTCAGGGTCTTGGTCTCGCCGCCGACGTGAACACTGCATTCACCGGTAGTCTCGTCTGCGGTGACGATCTCCCCCGGGACGTCGGTGTAATTGTCAGTGCGCACAATCTTCCAGCGGCGCTTGTCTTCGCTGTTGTGCCACGATTCGAGTTTCACAGACCCCGTCTCCCTCAATGATGCCTCAGCAGATACTCCACAGGATCAATGCGATCCGACAAAATTCCAAGCGAGGTTAGCCAACGTCGCATCAGGCGATGCCGGAGCAACAACAGTCAGGATGTCGGCGGCCAGATAGGCCGTCGCTGAGCCCATCGCAAAAGTCGCTGTTGTCGCCCCTGCGGCGAAGACCATAGTCCCCACGGTCGTGCCGTTCTTGCTGATGTGGTAGGTAGCCGTCGTGGCCGCGGGAACGCCCGCCGTTCCCTGGCTGCCAATTAGCCCCGCGGGAAAGGTCACGGTGTCGGCAAAAACATAACGCTGGACGACGAGGCTCGCGGTCGCGGAACCGGCTTGGGAGCCACTCACGGTGGTGGTGACCGACGCCCTGCCGGATCCGGTCACGGTGTAGGTATGGGCCGGTACCGATGCGAGACTCTGGGCACCGCCGCCGACGATGTTGGCAGACGGAAATTTCAGGTAAATGGTCTGGCCGACCAGGGTCGAGGGGTACGGAAATCGACCGATCGCGTGGTCGAGCCGGGCAAATTGCGCACCTGTCGCGTGGCTGCCGATTGCACTGCCGTAGGCACCGCGATAGAGCCCTGTGAGGGAATAACGATGGGTCGTCGTCAGTGTTGCCGTCTGATAGGCGAGAAGCTCGCCGCCGACATAACATAAGGTAGCGAAATTCGCCGCGTCAGCGGCCGAAACCGAGAGCAGTTGACCATGGCTCTGCGTCAAGTCGACTGCTAGTGTGTTGGTCGTATCCGGTGAGCTGCCGCTATAATTGGGCAAGGCGGCGCTGAGCGTCCCTTGCGTCGCAGGACCCGGGATGGTTCCGGCATAGGCGTAAGAGCTCCCGTCGCTGGAGATCCAGACCTGGGCCCCACCCCAATTGTTGCCACCAGACAGCGCCACCCAGATTTCGAGATCCCCGGACAACAATGCCGCCGGCGGCTCAAAGATCAGCGGCGCGTTCGCATCTCCGGGGCTAGCGTTCCAATTCGGCACATAGCCGCCCCCGCTCTGCTTGCCATAGAGGACGGCACTCGAGTAGCCGCCAAAGAAATCTTCGGCGGTAATCGTCAGCGTGCCCTCATCATCCTCCTCGACGGCGGTAATCCGCACGGTCAGTGCAATGCCGAGCCTCGTATCGCTAATCTCCACGAGGTCCATGGGCTCCAGCAGGCAGTATTTCCAGCCCAATTTGAAGGTATAGGTGTTGCGAAACAGCAGCGCGCGCTGAAGCACCAGTTGCGCGACTACTGCGCCCGTCAGATATGGGTCGACGATCATCTCAGCTTTGAGTGAGGTATCGCGCCGGACGCCGTAGAGGTCGACCGCAGCCTGGTCGAAAGTCTCGACGATGTGCGAATTGTAGCTGTTGCCTCGGTCCTTGCACTGCAGCTGGATGTAGTTGTTGGCGTCCGCTGGCGTTGATCGCACCACATGTACGGGATCATCGTTAAATCCGCCCGTGACTGTCGTTGCGCCGGTCCGGAGCGCCGGGCCTCCCGGACTGGCGCGGCGGTTCGCCCCGACCCTCGACTCCTGAACGATGTAGTCATTTTCGCCAAGGCTGTAGATCGGCGTCGTATTGGGTGTGTAGGTAAAGGGGCCAGCCGTACCGCCCAGGGTGATTGTGATTCCACCGGACGAGCTGGCAGCAAACACGGTCATCTGCGCGGTAGCGTTCCGCATCGCGATCATCAGGCCGCTGGGGATCACCCCGGCCCAAACGCCAAAAGCGGTCAACTCGGAAGTGCCGAGGATTGCCTGGACCATTCCGGCGCCGACCGCCGCATAGGTCTGCTCCTGGCCCGTCGTAGTGTAGCTGACGGTGATGGGCGAACCACCACCAAGCTCCGGATGGCGGAGGTCAAGGCTGACAATATCGCCGCCGGCCGTTGCGACCGCTCCGCCAAGCATCAGCAGCTGGTATGTTGCAGTCAGTGCCTGGTCACCGTACGGGATGATTTTCAGAAGATCGCCCGACCAAACGATCGCGCTGTTGCTGAGGTTGGCAATCTCGGCCAGGCACTGTTGTGCGGTTTGCTGCGTATCGAGCATTGGCGACACAAAGATGCCGGCGGCAGCGCAATAGCTTTGATAGGACGTTACGTCGGGGGAGGTCACCGCCGGATCGAGATTGGTATTCGGGAAGCCGGCGCCGTAGCGCGCGTTGGTCAGAAAGTCGGCGACTACGGCTGCCGGGTTGGCGTCATAGCCGTTGGCGCCGGACATCGTCTCGATGCCTTCGATTTCCACCGAAAAATTCGGGAGAGTCGCAGTATACCCGAGTTGGTAGTTATTGCAGGTGAAGTTCGCAGTCCCGGAGTAGCTCAGCGCTTTTGCGGAATGATTGCTTGCCCAAAACGGATCGGCGGCTTGACTGTCCTCACCGAGGTTGATGGTCGAGAGACCGGTCAATCCTGGCAGTGTGGTGATGTTCTTGTCCCACCAGACGGTTCCCATGCCGACGATCGGCCCCTGGCACATCCCCATAATGAACGAAGCCGAATAAGTGTATTGTTGACCACCACCCTTGCCGCCACCTCCGCCCTTGCCTTTTCCTCCCGTCTTCGACGACGGCGTTGCCTTGAAGTCGTCATAGTCGAGAAGATTGCCCGTTATTCGCGTGGTGCCGTAGACGAGTGGGATAACCCCGCCTTGTTGCGAGGTCTGGAACTGCAGTGATCCAACCGCCTTCGTCTGCTTGGCGTTTGAGCCGCCGCCAAGAATACCGCCCATGCGCGATCCTATCCTATTGCCGCAAACGGATCGAAGATCCGCACCGGACGTCGAGCCAATTGGCCCTGCGTCGCATCGGCATACACGACCCCGGCGTTGTGCCACGCGTGGATCAGCTGCGGCCAGCTGATTACGATTGCGCCATGAGCAAAGCACCGCCCAAATTTGAAAATAGCAACGTCGCCCGGCTGCGGCGGCGGATTATCGCCGCCAAAGGGAAGCTCGCGAGCGAAGCGCGTAACGCCCTCCAAATAGCGCTCTGTGTCGCGGTGCAAATTCCAATCGGGCGGATAAAACGGCACCTCTACATGCCGAATGACGCCAGCCTTTTCATAGACCTCGGCGAGCAAGGTCAGGCAGTCTGCACCGGCGCCTTTGACGCGCGCCATGTGATGATAAGGCGTGCGGAGCCATTCTCGCGCTTCCTCGATAACCGCAAACCGCCGAGCATCATTGGCACCGACCGTGGTCTGAGGTCGGACGAACGCGACCTTCAAACCGCCGTCTCCGGCGTCGGAATAAACGGAAAGCCGCCGAAATTTCCGGCATTGTTGAAAACATTCGTGCAAGTCGCCAGCGTGCGATCGCAACCGGGCAACAGATGGAATTGATCGCCGATTGCTACTGGGAAGAGAAAGGCGAGCTTGACTGTGACAGTTGTACCGCTGACAAAGGCGACGATGGTGCGGCTGAGACCCGCATTCAACCCAGTAACGCCGGTAATTGTCCCGAGTGCAAACGGCCTCGCCGAGCTCGGAGCATTGGTGATCACCGTCTGCGTCGAGCCGGCACCGGCCGAGAACGTGTTGGAGAGGCTTTCTCGGTCAAACCGGCACATCGGCCCGCCAAAAACGTGCGTACACGAAGCCTGCCACAGGCGCCGCGGGATCTGGATATTGAGGAGCTCGAGATGCGATCGGCACTTCAATTCGATGCCACTACGGCTGCAATCGATGTCTGATATGCGGCCGGCGAAGAGTACGACCGTTCCTGGACTGGTATCGCCGTAAGTTGGCATGAAGGCGCGTTCGAGCTGCAGCATCGCGCCGTCAAGCTGGCCCTGCCAAGCCGCTTCCATAAACGGCAAATCGCCAATCAAGTCAGTCGGCTCCGGATAGACCCTGACCTCCAGCTCGTCTACCTGAGTGCCGATAACCACCTTCGTCCGCGAACGCTCGAATTTCGGGCCCAACACGAAAGTGTGACCATTGGCCGAAATCGCCGAAGGCGCTGCCGAGTAGCGCAGAAGCGACCCACCAACCAGAGTGAAGGTATATAGGTCGGCCATGATGAACTGCTCGCTGTCAGCGAGCAGGGCGACTAGCGCCGCTGAAGCAGGTTTCATCTGAGTTTGCCCGAACCCGAAAGGCAGGCGGCGTTTCCCCCCGAGCATAGGCGAACTAGGGTGGTTTTCACGATCGTACCGAAATGAAGGTGAGCTTTTTAAGTTGCCATAAGCGAAACATGAAATTCTCGAAAGCGTAGCTGTCATCGACGAATCGGCAACGGAAGTAGTAGCTATAATCCGCGGTGATGATCAGACCGCTACCCGGCGCAGTATTAAAGGTCACGAGCCCTGTCATTGAATCGACGCTGTAGCCTGCCGGGTCCTGGATGATGCCGTTAAAGTAGACTGCACTGACGACATTTGGCGCTAGGATGGGCTCAAGAAAGCCGCCACCCGGCAACGTCTCGCCCATCGTCCGCTGCAGTTGAAAGACTGTCCTAAGGGTATCGCCAGTACCGATTTGCTGCCCGGAAACCCGATCATCACTCGGATCCTGAAACAAGAACGTGCCGAAGGCACCCTGGCACAGCATAAAGAAACCCATAAGAGTTCGCAGCTCGTCAAAACCTGCCGCCGGGTTGTCACGTAGAAAATCGAAGACCAGCGTAAATTGCCACAATGGGTATGGGTAATCTAGGGCCCGCAATTCTCGCCCTGATGCCGCCCGCTGGATTCGCGTCTGAAACGTCGGGGACTTGGTAACGCTCCACGCGAGCCCGGGGAGGGCCGGGAAGATCAACGCCATTAGGCGGTCCGCAGTAACGAGCCGTTGCGCGTGGCTCTGTTGAGAGCATCGACCAGCAAGGCTCCATTACTGTGGAAGAAGCGTTTGACGTCTTGACTGTCGATAGCAGAGATGTTGACGATGACAGAGCCGCCGCCTCCCGCCCCGCTGCCATTGGCGACCGACGGACCGGCTAGCATTGCCTGCAGCCCTTGCGAGATGTTCGCCGGCAGCACCATCTCGTTGCTGTGGAGTTGCGCGAGAACGCCCCCCGGTCCAAGGCTTGGTACCGCCCACCCTCCTTGCGCGCTCGGGACGATGCCGCCCTGTTGAAAGGCAAACAAGGTACTGATTCCCTCAGAGAGGCTGCCAATGATCCCACCCGCCCCAAACAGACCCGTGGAAGCTACCCCTTGGGCAACTCCGCCGCCCACGACCGCCTCACCAGCACCCGCAAGCGCTCCCGAGAAGTCCTGATTGCCGCCGACCGCACCGGCACCCCAAAGCGCCCCAATCTGCCCTAGAGCGCCCTTGACGGCCGAGTTGACAAACTCCGCCACTATCGATTGCGCCAGATTTGCCAGAGCCTTCTGTACGGTGGTCGTGCCCAGAATGATCCCGGTTACCGAACGATCGATCGCGCGCTCGATCGGCGCCGCCGTATTGTCCCAGGCCCTCTTGTTTTCCTCTGCCAGTCTGGCATCGAGTGCCTGTACTCTGTCGACGTACTTCTCGTAGGCAAGAGCTTCCTGGTCAAGCTGCTCCTGCTGATTTCGGTCAAATCCGAGCGCAGCGTTGGGAATGGCGCTTTCGCTGACTGACCCTGCGAGGCTTGCAGCTTTTTGCTGTAGTTCGCCGATCGACGACCCGACCTGTGTCGTGGCGTCGCTGATGTGCAACTGCGCCTGCTGCGCAGCGACCCCCATGTTCGCGAACTGAGCCTGCATCTCCCCCGTGGCTGCTCGTACCGCGTTTGCCGCGGCCTCCATTCCTGACTGGAGATCATCGGTCTGGGCGCTGATGACGACGCTGGTTTCAAGGTCGGCCAT